TTGGAAAGCTTACCGCCCAGAAGAAAGCGTTGCTTGCCGAAAACCAAGAACTCCAGCAGCAAGTTGAGCAAGCACCCGTGCCTACTGAACAACCTGCATTCCTCAAGGATAATGCCCTGCATAATGTCAATGACATCAACGCACTTAGTAAGGAAGTAGAGAACCTTAACACGCTCATGGAATGGGCAGACGAGGGGATGGAAAACGAAATCGAGTATGATGACGCTGGCAATGAATATGTGGTAAAGGATGGAGACAAGACTTACACCAAAGCTGATCTCAAGAGAATCAAAGCGAATGCAAAAAAGATCCTTCGCAAAGATGCTCCAGCAAGACAGAAGTGGATACAGGAACGTCAACAATCCGACCAACAGGCAGTACAAACTTTCGAGTTCCTAAGTGACGGAGAAAGTGAGGACTACCAATTGTTCATGCAGGTAAAGCAAAGCCCACTCTACAAGCCTTTAGTTGACCACCTACCCAATAGCAATTTTGCACTTGGACTTATGGTGGAAGGATTAAAGGCAGTAAAGGCAAAGCAAGCCAATGCAGGTCAACCGAAGAAATTGAAGAAACCAACTGCTCCTGTCGCAAGTGCAGAAGCAGGTGCAAGTAAACCAAGAACCGAGGGAAGTAAACAGAAGAAGGCTATACAGGCAGCTCATGCCAAGTTCGAGAAATCGGGTAACATAGCAGACTACCAAAATTACATAAAACTAAAGCGAGCAATCGCATAAATTTAAAACAAAAATAGGAGGATATATAAAATGGCTAAGAGTACTACGTACAATACGAGTGGCAATAAAGAGGATTTAACTAGCATAATTTCAACGTTAGAACCAGAATCTACGCCTTTCGTTTCATTAATGAAAAAAGGAAAAGCAACCGGGACATTCTTTGAATATCAGGTTGATAAATTAAACTCGCCTGAGTTTGATGGAGTTTCCGAAGGTGAAGACGTTGGAAATTTTACCAACCAATCTGCTGACCGGGCGCGCATCGGGAATTATATACAAAAATTCCGTGATACATTCATGGTATCGGATCTGCAAGAGATGGTGGATACTGCTGGTGTCGCATCTGAATTTGCAAACGCGGAGTCTAAAGCAGTACGCAACGTAAAACGCAGTATAGAATCTGCATTCTGTTCTGCACAAGATCGTCAAGCAGACGCTGGAGCAGGCGCACCTTACAAAACACGAGGCATGTTAAAATGGCTTGGAGTGGGTGGACAACCTTCTGACGTTCCTACATTCGCACAGAATGTTGCTAATGACACCACAGGCACACAGACCGAAGCTACTTTCAATAGTGTTCTTCAAGAACTCTATTCAGCTAACGGAATGCCTGGTGGACAGTTGACCTTACTTGCAGGCCCAAGTCTCAAGCAAGAGATCAGTAACTTCGCACGTCAAACTGCAAGTGTACAGAGTACTTACACAGTTAACCAGGACGCAGAATCCAAGAAGATTACTTTGTCAGTTTCCGTATATGAGGGAGACTTCGGATTGTGCAACATCGTTCCTTCTTTGTTCATTAACAGAACAAGCGGAAGTGACGCAGTTGACGCAGATGCAGGACTCTTAATTGATCCTGAGTATGTATCCATGATGTCCTTGAAAGCTGAGTCTGTAACTGAGCTTGAGAATCAAGGAGGTGGTCGCAGAGGTTTTGTAGACGTAGTTGCTGGATTGGCATGTTTGTCACCTGTTGCTCACGGTTACTTTAATTAATAACACTTAAAACAAGGAGATTTAAGATATGTCAGAATTATCAAATAATGAAGCAGGTAGAGGTTTTACACACGTATACACCGCTACTTACGAAGATCTACAAACAATCGGTAATGGTGGTCAGTTGACCATCGCTACTATTCCTGCTGGTGGTGCAGTTGAACTTGCTGGTGTATACGAAAGTGTCGCATTTGCTGGTACAGGCTCGCTTGTCATTGATGTAGGAACAACTGCTGGTGACCCAGATGAGTTCATCGATGCTCTTGATGTCGATGCCATGACTGCCCCTGTATTCAATACAGGAGATGCATTCACAGATGGTCAGTCACAACCTGTAGGTGGAACAAACACCGCAGCTTCAATTATCTTGGAAGTAACAGACGCAGCGATTGCATCAGCTACTGCCGGAGAAATTGTTATCGGATTACGTATCGTTGATTTAGGTCAATTTGCTTAATTGCAATTAGGATTTGGGGAGTAGTCTGCGTAGCGGGCTACTCCCTTTTCCACATCTTTTTATTATGGCAGAAATATTCATACCAAAGTGGCAACCATCTCAAGGTAATGGTTCGCAATTTATGAAGAACTTAGAGAAGCACCTTCGTTACGAAGTTGACCTTGAAAAGTACGAAGCAAAGAAGCGTGAGCTTGAGTGTGGAAAAGAGAATGGAGAAGGTGGACAAGTCGAGGGACTAGGACAATTAAAAGGTACAATACCTGCACGCGAATACTTTCGCTGGCATCAAGACAAGCAAGGATGCTGGGGCGATAAGCAATTCACCAATGAGTTCTTTCGTGACAATCCTCATCTCAAAGCAAAATCATTTACCAAGAAGACCTTCGTATCTGGAGGCTTTAACGAACCAAGCTTCGCATGAGGAAAATAGCAGTAAGCACCATGTTGACCAACCTAGTAAGTATGGTTGGCGTGGATTCTTTTCTTACTGCGGAAACAACTGCTGCCGTACGCAGCTTTAATCGATTTGGCAAGTTAGCCTGGGATCGCACTGCATGGCCATTTAACTCAGTCATCTCGCAAGTTATCCCAGACCTTCGAGTACGAAGCGTACAAGTAAGTAATGGAGGAGCAAGTTATTCATCTGCACCAACAGTAGGATTTAGTGGTGGAGGAGGAAACTCAGCAGCAGCTACTGCAACTATTAATGCAGATGGAGAAGTAAATGGAATTGCAGTCACCAATAATGGCACGGCATTCACAGGAGTACCCACAGTCGCACTAACGAGTGGTGGAGGAAGTGGAGCAACTGCGACTGCAAGCATGTTATCCTACATCGATTTCGGGACAACGATAAGTGAGATATTCCGGGTAACTGAGAATGATCCTTATGGAAGTGGAAGCACACACAATTTAGCATTTAGAAATATATCAGACGCAAGTGGTAGTACAGATTACGGAGAAGCAATCCTACCAGACCGAGCAAGCAACGCACCTGTATGGGTACATTACCGGGCAGGCTTTCCAGGCTATGCAAGCGACTCATCAGTATTCCCATACATCTTTAGCGAGTACGCGACAATAGGGGCGCAGGGTGATTGGCTTTCCTCTGACGGCCAGCAAGACAAGGCAAACGTTATCTACCAACAAGCGGAAGCAATTTTACAAACCGAGTTAGACAAACTCGAAAGACAAGAAGGACAGACTCAACCAGTTGAATTTATTACTTACGGAACAACTGCCGTTTCATCGGCATAAAAGGAACAAATATTATGGCATCAGAATATCGAGGTTTAGGACTAAATGGAGGAGAGTATATTAATGATACTGCGGTTCACACAGGCAAATGGTTTGCGATCCAAGCAACAGAAGCAACTGTACTTGCAGCACAGGCAAGTAACATTACAAACTTAGATGATATTTGCACAGGACAAGATGCAACTGAGCTTGCTGCTGGAACTGTACTTTACGGAAATTTTTCAAGTATCGATCTTACAAGTGGTGCAGTAATTGCCTACAATATTTAGATGGGAAGTTCGACCATATCGCTTGGTCTTGGACTAGGTGGAGGTAAGTCTGCTACTAGTAGTGGCAGACCAGCTAGTGGTGGTGCATTCGCAAACCAATACAGCGTAAGCTTTGATGGTAGTGATGACTACTTAGATTGCGGTTCTATAGTCAGTAGTTTTTCTGCTTTATCTGTGTCTGCTTGGGTGAATGCTGATTCTTATGGTAGTTTTAATGTAGTAGCCTCTCAGTACACTAGCAATGTGGGGGGTTCTTTCTTTTTAGAAACTGTAGGTTCTGACATGTGGTTTGCGGTTTCAACTGGTTCTGGTTATACAGGGCTGGCTAAATACACCGCAGGTTTAAGTACAGGTTCATGGTATCATGTATGTGGCACGTGGGATGGTTCGACAACCAAAGTTTACATTAACGGAGCAATAGGAAGCCAAAATGGTTCTTACACAGGGTCTTTGGGGGGTAGTGGAGTTAGTTTTAAAGTAGGGAGTATGCTTGCAGGGTATTGGAATGGATTTATAGACGAAGTAGCTATTTTTGATTCTGCATTATCTGCGTCTGATGTGTCAGATATATACGGCAGTGGAGTACCAGCAGACCTCACTTCTTTAAGTCCTGTTAATTGGTGGAGGATGGGAGATAACGATGGTGGAACAGGCACTACTATTACAGACCAAGGAAGCGGTGGCAATGATGGCACACTAACTAACGGTCCAACCTTTTCAACTGATGTACCCTCTTAATAAATTATGAGCAGAAAATATGTAATAATAAATGCGGACGAAGTAGACTCCGTTGATTTTAGTAAGGTTGACGAGACAAGTGCCGATACAGTTCGTTACAATGTAGCTGGCACGCAAACATTTGTTAAGTTTGACACTGACACAACACCTTCATTCTTGGATGGTAAAACGCAATACTCCCATTCTGAGATACTCACCATTTTAGCAACTGACGAGTGGTCTCCTGACGAACCTCCTGGCGAATGATCTACGCCATAATAGTATTGGCGCTATGCCTCACCGGGTGCAATTTTCGCTCTGTCTACCCAACCCTTGGCGGAGTGATTGGCGGTGGTGCTGCTAGTCTAGGTGGCCCAGGTGCTGCGGCATTAGGTGCTGGTGCTGGCGTACTAGCTGGAGAAGCACTCAAAAACAAAGATGCACTCATTGAAGCAGAAGAAAAACTTGATTTACTCACACACGGAGATGTGAGCGAGTTAGTGGCAAAGGGCATGGAGAGTCACAAGTCAGGCTTTGATGCATTCACATCGTACATTAAAAAGATTTTAATAGGAGCGGCCATCCTCCTTGGTGGCTACCTTGCCATCCCAATTTTCGTAGCAAAAAGAACTGCCCGTCAATGCTCGCAAACCGAAGCAATCAAACATCAGACTCGCGCACCATTTCCTGTTAAACCACCCTCCCGAAATGAGAAATCTTGAATTATTAAAAGACAAGTTCATGGACATGTCTAAGAAAGCTAAAATGATAACCATATTTGCATCACTTGTCGTTGGCATCATCATATTAGATTGGCTTTTCTAATGATAGATCGCACTGCAATTCTTGGCATGAGTGGGACAGTTGCCACTTTTGGTCTCGCACATCTGGATGATTTATTTGGATGCATTGCGGGTGTCATCACTATTATTTACATGGGTAGAAAACTCTACCTAGAAATTAAGAACAAGTGAATGGCACGTTATCGCACATCAGGTAGATTGGATGACCAAGTTCTTACAGATGGAGATCGTGGATTTCGTGGTATCGATTCATACCAAGAAGCAACAAGTTTAGAACCGGGCTTCGTACAGACAAGCGAGAATATGCGCTTGATTGGTGATCTTGCAGAGGTACGCAAAGGTATAGATTTCCTAGCAGGTGCAGTTACACTGACCTACAACGGATCAGATGAGCGTGTATTTGCCAGCACATTGTTCAGCGACCCAGCAACAGGCACAGAGTTTGTAGTGGTTGCAACCAAGACAAAAGCAATCATATGGAATGATGCAAACAACTCTGGTATCAACATCGATTATCCTGGTAGTGAAGTAGTGGCAGAAGCAGATGGGGCGAGCTTTGTACAGTCACTTGAAAAACTAATTCTATTTCGTGGTAAGGATAAGACTCCACTTGAATGGGATGGAGACTTTAGCAGTCCTACTGACTTTGTAGAAAAAGCAAATGGAAGTCCAGGTGCTGGACGTATACAATGTCCAAACACAGATTATGGTGTATTCTTTCGCAATCGCTTAATCATACCACAACCCACAGATAGTAACTATTCCATTATCATGTCTGACTTACTAGACACCGATAATTACTACGCTGCTGACTCACAATTTAGAATCAATAAAGGAAGTGCAGATTTTCTTGTAGGCTTTTTTCCTTACCAAGAAGATCAGTTAATCGTGTTTATGCGTAATAGCATTCACATGATAAATAACATTGCCACTACCTCCGCAGCAAATACCTACGAGATTACCCGTCAGCATGGATGTGTGGCACGTAAATCAATCGCACAGTCTGGGCCACAAACATTCTTCTTATCAGATAATGGGGTCAT